CCTAGCGGCGCCGCCGCGGTCAGGATCGCTTCGTATGGGGCGGCGCCAGCCGGCCCCTCCATCGGCGCCACCGAGGTTTGGATTGTCGGGTTTGGCGGGTCGCCCCCGGTCGGGCCGACCTTGGTTTGGATTGCTTCATATGGCGCAGCACCGGCTGTCGGGGCGACCCCAGTCTGGATCGCTGGCGTAGGAGGCGCGCCGCCATGACCGAACGTAAACGCGTCTATCAGGACGCCTATGGCGTCCGCCGGACGCTCATCGCCGATGATGAGCGCCCGGACCGCTTTGTCGTGCACACCGAGCAGGACCTCGAGGAGATCCTCGCCGGCGTGGCGCGCGATCGCGAGCTCATGCGCCACGGCGACGACAAGGTCGTCGCAACGCTGCCGGCCATCGTCGTCGAAGATCTCATTCACCGCGGGATCTACCACGACGAGGACGCCTTCAAGCGCTGGCTCAACGGTCCCGAGGCTGCGCCCTGGCGCAAATGGCAAGGGAGGGTTTGATGATCGACCGCGACAAGTTCTTCTCGAGCGTGCGCTCCTCCCTGTTCGGCGGCAACCTCACCCAAAACCAAGTCGATGGGATGAATTATCTCATCGATGTTTGGGAGGATTATTTCGAGCAGCCGAACCCGCGCGACGGCAACAAATGGCTCGCCTACTGCATGGCGACGGTGTTCCACGAAACCGGGAAAAAGATGAAGCCGGTCGCGGAGAACGGCGGCAAGGCTTACGGTAATCCCCCCAAGTCATATTGGAACCCAACCGGCCCTTATAATAAGGCTTATTATGGCCGCGGCCACGTCCAGCTGACGTGGGACACGAACTACCAGAAGGGGCAGCAACAGCTCCTGACCAACTACGGCGTCGACGCGCCGCTTTATCCCCAGCCCGAACTGATGCTGGACGACCAGCCCTCGGCGCTCGTCCTGTACGACGGCATGAGTGTCGGCTGGTTCACCGGCGTCGGGTTGCCCAAATACTTCAACGCCACGGTCGAGGATCCGGTCAACGCGCGCCGCATCGTCAACGGCACCGACCAGGCGCAGACCATCGCGGGCTATTACACAAAATTCAAGGCGGCGATCGCCACGGCGCCGACGCCCGAGCCGAGCCCCGAGCCGGAACCCGAGCCTACCCCAGAGCCCACCTACCCGACCGTCACGATCTCGTCCGACATACCAGTCTGGATCAAGCTCGGCGACAACGTCTACCTGGTGGAATGATGGAAAGCCTGCTCAGCGAACTGCAAACCGTGCTCATCACGGTCGCCAGCGCCGCGGTGACCGCGCTGTGCGCCTACGCCATCAAATGGCTGCGCGACTTTCTCGGGATCAAAGAGAGCGATAGCAACGAGGAGGCCATTCGCCGCGCGGCCCTGACCGAGGCCGGCAAGCTCGTCGCACAAGGCAAGATCGACGATCCGCAAGCGCTTCTCAACTCGGCCGCCAAAATCACGGCTGACCTTCTGCCTGCGGTGAAGGCCGAAGGCTACGACGCGAGCGACCTCAAGGACATGATCATCGGCGCGGCGGGCATCGCCTTCCCGCCGGCCAATCTCCTAAAGCTCCTGAAATGAGATGGCTCATCTCAGCGGCATCATCGCTCTTTGTGGAGCCCTGGCCATTCTGGGCATTTTCGCTGTCATGGATTTTTATGCGCTTCGTCAGTGCTTCAGCCTGGCGCACGCCGGCGGGGCCTCATCTGATCTTTGTTCACCGGAGCATATTTTCCGGTCGTCGCTCGAAATCGCGGGGTTCGCCATTGGTCTTTACGGTGTCGCGCGAGTGATGAAGTCATGAACATCCAGGACCTCATCGTCCCGCCGCCATCGCCCAAGATGATGGATTACCCCGGCACAATCGGCATCGGGGTTGAGATTGTTTTCGTGTCGATCCTGCTCGTCGTCGCCGGCAAGTTCGACGTCACGGGAGGCCAGCTCACCATCTCGCTTCTGATCGTGCTGTCGTTCGTCGGGGTGGTGGTTTTTTGCATGTTTTACACCGTGCCGAGCGACGAGAGCACCTCGCTCGTGATCGGCGGTCTGGTGGCGGCAATGGGCGCGGTCGTCTCGCATTGGCTTGGTCGCCCGAGGGATCCGAAATGAGCCCGCTCGGCCTCATCCTCCTCGTCATTCTCATCGTCGTCCTGCTCGGCGGCGTCGGCGGCCCCTACCTCGGCGCGCCCTGGCCGCACGGCTACGGCTTCGGCAACGGCGGCATCGGCGTCGTCGGGATCATTCTCATCGTCATCCTCATCCTGGCGGCGACCGGCCACATTTGACATGGGCGATTTTACAGACTTCTGCACTCAAATCGCCGACTGGGCGAACCGGCAGGACTGGTCGCCGCAGCTGGTGACGTCCTTCGTCCGCATGGCCGAGCAGAAGTTCAACGCCGAGCTCCGGGTCGACCGGATGATCGCCTTCTCATCCAATACCGTCACCTGCCGCTGCTCGACGCTGCCCGACGACTGGCTCGAAATGGAGTTCGTCGAGATCCAAAACGCCAATGGGGCGAACGGCTTTTTGCCGATCCGCTACAAGTCGAGAGACGAATTTTTCAATCTGCCCGACCGCTGGGCTTACGGCTACTACACCATGGAGGGCCGCACGATCACTTTCGGCGGCACTCCCGACACGACCGAAGGCATTCAATACAACATCAAATATTTCGGCGAAGTGCCGGTGTTCTCCGACACCGTCCCAAGCTGGATCTACACGAAATATCCGAGCCTCTACCTGCATGCGGCGCTGATGCACGCGGACCTGCACGCGGTCGGCGAGGAGCAGCTCGCGGCCAATATGAAGGGCTTGGCCGAGGATGAAATCACCAAGCTCAACAACGATTACTTCCGGTCGCGGGCGAGCGGCTCGAGGCTGACCCGCACCCGGCGCAGGAGGTTCTAGTGACGGACCAGTGGGTCCCCGGGCCCCCGCCGGTCCCGCCGCAGTGGGTCAATCCGCTGCCGCCGTCGAACGATTGGAGCAACGCCGAGGGTTGCGCCGCCGCGCCGGGCCCAGCGATAGCCGAGAAGATCCTCATCACTGGCGTGCCGGCGACGGTCAGCTCGTTCTACTGGCAGGTTTCGCTCAACGACGGCTCGGCGCCGCCGAATTTCCAGATCAATCAGCTCGACGGCTCGGGCGGTTTCGTCTCGACCGCGGTGCAGATCTCGCCGGCTGAAATCTCGTTCAATGACCCGGTCATGCTGTCGCGCGATCCGGTCGAGCCAATGGAGGCGGCGACCAAGGAATACGTTGACACCCATGCGGGCGGCATTCCTGACGCGCCAGACAGTCAGACTTATGGGCGGACTTTAGGGGCTTGGAATGAGGTTGTCCCGGCCAGCGGCGGAACTTTTACCGGCCCGACCAGCCTGGGCGCCGGCGGCGCGGTCACGTCTGGCGCCCTTTTGTTTGCGGGCTCGGCGGTGCTTTCGCTGCCTGATGTCGCGCAACTGCAGATCAGCGGCGGCTCTTTCGGCCAGGTGCCAGCGACCGATGGAAACGGCAATCTGTCCTGGGTCACGCCGGTCACTGGCGGGCCCTATTTGCCCATTGCGGGCGGCACCGTCACCGGCTCGCTGACAGTCAATCAGGTTTTGACCGTGCAGGGCTCGAATAGCCTGGTGCTCAACGCGCCGAACGGCAACCAGCGCGCCATCCTTGGGCAGACTTCGACGCTGACGCGCTGGCAATTGCAGCTTGGCGACGGGACGAGCGAAGGGCTAAACAACACCGGCTCGAATTTCTCGCTCACGGCTTACGCCACTGCGGGCGGCTTCCTCGGCAATTGGCTGACCATCGCGCGGGCGGACGGCTCGACGGTGTTCAACGGGAGCGGCGTAACCATCGCGGGCGGGCTCGCGGTCAACGGGCTTTTGGCTCTCGCTAGTCCGAATAATTTAGCGATCTACGGCGGCTCAGCCGGTCAGGCGCTCACGACAAATGGCAGCGGCATTTTGTCGTGGACGACCATTTCCGGCGGCGGCGGGGCTTCGATCACTGTCAGCGATACACCCCCTTCCAGCCCTACCGTAGGGGCGTTGTGGTGGGACAGCGTCGGCGGCCAATTGTACGTCTGGTATGCGGACGCCAATTCCAGCCAATGGGTTCCGGCGACCAACACGCAGGGCGCGCAGGGGGTCCAAGGGCCGCAAGGGGCGACGGGTCCGGCGGGAGCGACGGGACCGGCTGGCCCAGCGGGGGCTGCGATTGGTGAGAACCGCCTCATCAATGGCGATATGCGGATCAATCAACGCGGCGTCGCGAGCGGGACTACGATCAATCTTTATACGGTTGATCGGTGGTTTTTTGGCGGGGCGTCGGCGCTGGCCGGTAAGTTGACCTGGGGGCAAAACCTTCTTTCGCCGAGCTTGCCGGTAGGTTTTCCTTATTGCTTAGGTTTCCAGTCGACATCAGCCTATTCGCCTGCAGCGAACGATAATTTATATCTATATCAAGCCATTGAAGCCGATGCGGTTGGCGATCTTGCCTTTGGTACGGCTAATGCTCAGCAAGTGACATTGTCGTTCTGGGCGATGTCGAGTTTAACAGGCACGTTTACTGGCGCTATTCGCAATAGTGCGGGCAATCGGGCTTGGCCTTTTACCTTCTCTATTCCGACTGCCAACACCTGGGTGAAGGCGTCGGTCACAATTCAAGGGGATTTAATTGGGACGTGGTTGACGACCGGGAATGGCGTTGGCTTGTTGGTTTCGTTTAATCTTGGTTCTGGTGTCAATTATCTTACCGCAGCGGGTGCGTGGGCGACGTTCAGTTGTATGGGCGTCACCGGCTCGGTCAATCTTGTCTCGACGCTCAACGCGACTTTCTACGTGACCGGCGTCAAGCTCGAAGTCGGCTCCGTAGCAACGTCATACAATCGGCAGTCGTTGGCGAAGTCTTTGGCCGATTGCCAGAGGTATTATCAGAAACTTGGCGGGGCGGCGGCGGCGGATATTTTGATTGAAGGATATGCAGGGGTCGCAGGGGCCACTGTGTCTTGTACGATTGGCTTTCAGTCGATGCGCGCTGCGCCAACCGCCACTGTTATTGGTAGTCCTGCACTTAGCAATGTTGCTTCCTACAGCTTATTCCCAGGTTTGTCGTCATTGGGGTTCAGGTTAACATCGACCGCTCTGGGTGGCGCTGGCCTGAATAGCTCGACTTCAGCTTACGTAACGTTGAGCGCGGAATTATGATCGACTTCCCCGCCAGCCCCACGCTCGGCCAGCAGTTCACCGCTGCGGGCGTCACTTGGACGTGGGACGGGACCAAGTGGACGTCGAGCGGTTTGAGCGTTGCTTACTTGCCGCTGGCGGGCGGGACGATGACCGGGCCGATTGTGCTTTCGGCCGATCCTGCCGCCGCGATGCAGCCTGTGACGCTGCAGTATTTCAACGCGCGCCCGATGATCGGCGACAACCGCATTATCAACGGCGACATGCGGATCGACCAGCGCAACAACGGGGCGGCGAGCGCGGCGGTCAATGCCTATACGGTTGATCGGTGGCAATATA